AAGTCGCGCTGGCCATGACCCACTTGGCGTTGGCCCTGAACTGGACGGGAAGTCCGAAGTAAAGTTTTATCGGACTCGTGTTTAAGACCGTCGCAGCACTGCCCGAGAACTGCGTGGTGTACTTGCTCGAGTAGCAGTGGAAGATGCCCTCGATCGCGGTCGAACCGGTGCCTGCTACGGCGTCGGCACCAGCCTTTTCCTGGATGTCTTCAGCCATCCAAGTGAGCAGCATCTGCTCCGCGTCGGCGACGCCGTCAAGGAACTGCTGCGTGGCCCGCTGGTCCGAAAAATAGTCGTAACAAACCAGGGTCGGAGCCGTAAATGTAGGCTCAGTTTGTTCACTTCTGGCTCCGGTCTCGGTCGCGGTCGTGACCACACCGTGAGCCGACTTGTACGGCAGCACCAGCGTGGTGTCGCCGGTCATCTGGAAGACCGTCGCGTTGCCGAAGATCGGGTCGTTCTTGCGAATCAGCTCGATCAGGGCGGCATGCTCCGGTTCGGGAATTATGTAACCGCCATTGGCGTCAGTGCTTGACAAGGCGGTGTTGCGGATCTGGCCCGTCTTGACGTAGTGCCGGAAGTCCGCGACCTCGGCCTCTGCTACGGTCGGCTCGGTCGAGATCTTCACGCCGTTGGCGACGACGCCGCGCAGCTCGACGAGCTCCGCGTCCTTCATCTGGCCGGCGGTGTCCTCGAGCGCGTGGATCTCGCCCATGAGGCCCACGACCTCGTCGTGCTCCTGCGGAGTGGGCTCGTCCTTCTCGCTGATTACCAGCACCCTGTCCTGCAGGACCTTCGCGCGCGCTTCGAGAGCGCGGTAGTCAAACTTCGAGTCCATTAGGAGGACTCCTTTCTCTGAGGATATGACTTACGCAGGTGTGCAGGAATGAGTGTCCTGCTCTGCGCCTTCGCGGTGTCCTCTGCGGACGGAACGCCAGCGGCCTCTGCGGCGGCCGGCGGGGTAATCTCGTCAGAACTGGAACTCGAGCCGCCGATCGACGACAGCACGTCGTTGATCAGCTTGGCGGCGTCCTTGAGCTTCTGCTCGTTGGCGGCGTTGATGGTACGGCCGACATTCAGTGGTGCGGCCATGTCGCCGCCTCCTTTCTGCTCCCAAGGGACAGTCTCTTTGAGTTTGTCGTAGTAGCGCTTGATGTGGTCCTTCACGCCCTGGCGATCGGCCTCGGGAATGGTGACCCCGCCGCGGGCGCCATCCATGACGGCCGCGGCCAGGTGGATGCCGCCCACCCGGGCGTCGAGCTTGCCGGCGCTCACGCCAGCAAAGATCAGCTTGTAGGAGCCGAAGCTCTTGGGGTCGGCAGGGTCGACCCAGAAGAAGGCCTGCTCGTACTTGGCCCAGTCGATCGTGTCCTTGTCGCCCGAGCCGTCAGACGATGCCCACGTGCGCACGTCAGGTTCGGTGTTGCCGCGGCCGAATGGCGCTGCGCGATCGGCGTTGATCGGCAGATCGGCAAAGGGCGTGGTGGCGTCGAGCACTTCGAGCAACTGCGCCGGCGCATGGTGGTAGACCGTCAGATCAAAGGACGCGCAGGCGGCCAGGTCGACGGCGTTGCCGACCTCGTCGGCGTAGCCCAGAGCCTTGGCCTCGTCGGCCGAATACCATGTCTCGTTGTTCATGGCGGCGCTGATCTCGTCCTCGGGCAGGCCAGTCTTCTCGACGTAGACGCCCGCGATCGTGCCCTGTACCTTGTCGAGCACGTCGCCCATCTTGCGCATGTCCTCGGCGGTGCCCATGGTCATGCCGGTGGGGTTGTGGATCATGAACAGCGAGTTGGCCGCCATCACGACCTTGTCGGCTGCCAGGGCCACGACAGAGGCGATCGATGCGGCCAGACCGTCGACGTAGGTTGTCACGCTGGCGGGGTGGCGCTGCAGGGCGTTGTAGATGGCCTGGCCGTCGAAGACCGAGCCGCCCGGCGAATTGATGTGCAGGGCGATGCTGCTGGCCTTGATCGCGGCCAGTTCGGTGACGAAGTCCTTAGCGGAGATGCCGGGGTCGGAGAACATGCCGCCACCGCCACCGATCTCGTCGTAGATCCAGACCTCGGCCTCGTCGTCGGCCTGGGCCTTGATCTCATACCATGCACGCTTTCCTGCCATCATGCTCTCCAGTCTAGGAAGGCCGTCACCTTCATTCGGCGGGGGGCTCGACCACGGACTCCTTGCCGAGAATGGCCTTGACGAAGCGCTCCGGCTGGAGCCGCAGGCCGGCCAGGGCGTAGGCCTCGGCGATCGGCGCGAGCTTGTTCGTGGCGAAGTCGATCGTGTCCTGGCGCGCGAGGGCCTTGTCCCGGCGCGAGATGGCCTTGGCCTGGTCTGTCTCGTAGCGCCGCCGGATGCAGTCCATGGCGTCGAACAAGACCGGCTCGAGCAGGGTCTGCGCCGCCGGGGTCGGCCTGGGGACCGGCACTGGTTCGGTCGGTGCATGTACCGGCGCAACAGGCGCTGGCGCCGCCGGCTTTGGCGAGTTGATCGTGCCGTCCGGGTTGACCGTGGCCATGGCGCCCTGCACGATCGGCGTGCTGAGGCCAGGAACCTGGTTGTAATCTTCGATCGACCGCGCCTCGTTGCGCATCACGATGCCGGCGTTGACCAACTTTGCCTCGCCCTCAGCACGCGTCGTGAAGTCGCCGCGCAGCAGAGCGTCAAGGTTGAACTTCGCATAGTAGGTGGGCTTCTGCGGCCACAGGCGATGGCGCAGGACGCGCTCAGAGTTGACACAGATCGGCGTGACCGTGTGCTTGCCTAGCCAGAGGTCCTGCTGCTCCGAGTTGGTGTAGGTTCCGGTCGTCAGGTCCTGGACGAAGGCCATGGGCACGCGGAAGACCGAGCAGATCTGCTGCAGCTGCCAGCGCATCTGCTCGATCAGCTCGGCGTCCTTGAGCGTCATGGAGTTCTGTTTGTAGTGCAGGCCGCGGTCGAAGATGCGCAACTGGCCAGCCGAGAGCAGCCCGGAGACGCCCTTGAGCTGGTCCGTGATCGCCGTGATGTCCTCTTCCTCAAGCGTCTGGTCGGTCTCGAGGTAGCCCGGGAAGTGGTTGCCGTTGGAGAGCATGCGGCTGAAGAACTGCGAGGAGCCGAGCGCGATGCCGATCTCCTCGCCGGCCAGGTCGATCAGCGACTTGCCCTCGTAAGGCGTGCGCAGGACCGGGCCCTTGAAGTGAAGCATGTCGCGCGGCGGGATCGGGCCGGCGGGCGTGAAGTCGTCGCCGGCGTAATCGTAGACGATGCTGTGTGAGGTGCGATTGATGACGACCGACGGGTTGGCCCCGGTCAGCGGCCAGATCTCGGCCGGGTCGTAGCCATCCCAGATGATGTGCGCGTAGGCGTTGCCCGTGACGTCCTCACGAAGTTGCTTCCAGCGCCAGAATTCGCCGGCGTTCATGATGTCGTTCGGTGCGATTGCAAAGAGGCGGTAGGCGGGGTCGCTCTCGTCGGAGATGCGGTCGAGGCCGGACTTGTAGTAAACGTCGAAGGGCAGAGCCGAGAAGGTCTCGGCGCGCACGATCAGGCAGGCCAGCACGGCCACGCAACGCATGCCGTTCTCCTGGGTGACCCGGATGCCGCTGGAGGTGAGCAGTGAAAGCGCCCCGTAGAACGCCTGGAGCACGTTGTCGTCTTTGAGGCTGTACTCCTCCGGAGCCTGGTCCTTAATGAACCAGTGCACGGGGTTGAGTCTCACGGGCTCACCTCATGCTCGTCGGGCTGATGGCGGTGACGCCGGGGAGGGTCATGGAGTTCCCCCTAGCCAGATTCGGAACGGCCGCGACCACAGGGCAGCAAAGGGCGACAGGCTGCTGTAGGCGTTGATGTCGATGTGGTCGAGATAGAGGTTGAGCACCTGATAGGCCGCCGCGTAACTCAAGGGGGCCGCGTAAGGTCCCATCGCAGCCAACCCCGAATAGTGCCCCGTCCCGGCGTTCAGGCTGTAGAGGGGTCCGAAGGGATGGTTGTGGCCGGACAGCGCCAGGGGCACGCCGTACGTCGAGCACAGCGCCAGCATCCCCTCCTGACCACTCCCCGCCAGCAGTTGCGCGTCGTTGGTAGAGGAGTAGAGAGGGATGTGTGTGACGATGATGGGAGTCTTCCCGGCTGCTACCGCTGCGGCCAGCGTGACACCTACGGCGGCGATCTCCGGAGCCGTCATCGTCGCGTCGTAGAAGCCGTTGCCGGCGTTGAAATAGGTGGTCATGTCGAAGCCGACGAAGCGGTACGGCCCGACATCCCATGTGAAGTTCACCGGGAACGGGTCCAGCGGTTCCTCGTGGTTGCCGTTGAGGGCGTGGCCCGTCAACTCTGCGGTGCCAAACGAAGCCTCGAAAATCGTTAGGTCAGTCGTGTCGTCACCCTCGTCGATGAGGTCGCCATTGAAAATCCAGCCGACTGTCGGGGTGCTCTGTAGTTGGGTGTTCAGGGCATCCAGTTGACCAGCCGACCAAGTGGTCGCTCGCCCGGCGTGGATATCGGAGATGTAGCCGACAGGGCCGAGCGCACTGGGCTCCATGACCAGCTCGGAGCCGCTCTCACACAGCAGATTGACGCCGGATTCGGTGCGGACTGGGAGTGTCGAGTTGTCGAGGCCCATCGCTTACCGTGTGAGGACGCGGTTGATGGTGATGTTGGCGTAATCGATCTCCATCAGCCCGATGGCACTGCCGGTGCCGCCGACAGCCTGCATGGCGCAGTTGGCCTTCGTGGGTTTGTAGATGCTGCCGCCCTGCGTGAGCGTCGTCTGCCAGAGTTGCGCCCCGGTCGAGCAGAGGTAGAGCGTGTAGGTCCAGACGGTGTTGTCGGCGCTATTGGAGACGATGAGGCCGTACCAGGTTTCGTTGCCGCCCTGATAGGTCGTTGCGGATGCGCTCGCGGCGTGGGTGCCATCGGCGATGTTGGCGGTGAAAAGGTAGGTCGAACTTATGTCAATCCAAGCGCCGTGAGTCGGGGCTGCTCCCGTGATGCCATTGTGAAAACCGAAGTCGGCCACCAGCCCACCAGCGGCTCCCGAGATGCGAAAGACCCAAGTCGTCTGCTCGCCGCCAAAGATTCCCAGGTCGACGTTGGCCCCAGGTCGCGTGGAGTAATAGTAGCCGGAGGCGTTCGTGGCTGACGAGGCGATGTAGATGACGCCCGGATGGTCCGTGACCATGGTCGAGTTCTGGTAACTGACCGTGCCCGAACCGATCGCCATCCCGGCAAAGGGGGTCGTGTCGCAGACGTTCTCGCTGAGGAAGTCGGAAGCCAAGACGAGCGGCCCGGCAAGAGGTGTCGCTTGGGCGAGCTGCGACAGTGTGATGCGCTTGGTCGCGCTGGCCGAGGTGTCGACCATGGCGATCGTGTCGTTAGCCTGAGGGTCAGTGCAGGCCGCAAGGGCGCTGACTGCGGTGCCGACCGGCGGGTTATTCAGTCCCATGACGTCACCCCGCCGTGACGGCGAGACTCAGACCCGTGCCTGCCGCTGAGATGACGCCGACCGCCTGCGTCGAGATGTGGCCAGCGTCGTCGGGCAGGGCATAAGACCCGCCGCCCGCGTTGAGCGGAATGCCGGTGCCCGCGACAGGAAGACCGCAGGCGATGATGGTGCCGTTCGTGCCGGCGGTGGCGACATTCACCGGGATGCTGATGTGCGTAGCGTCGACGTGGGTGGCGACGTAGGTGCCGTTGATAGCTGGAGTCGCCGTGGTGTCTCCAGTGATGACGACGATGGAACCGCTGGGAATGTTCTGGCCGCAGGTCAGGTGTGTGGGGTTGGCCAACGACGATGCCGTTATCGCGTACGAGACGGTCGGCACGAAGAACAGCCACATGTCCTGCGCCGACTTGTTGGCGAAGAGGCAGTAGTTGTGGTTGGCGGTGTAGGCCAAAGCAACGACCGGAGTAACGTTTCCGACGGTGACGGCGGTGTGGGCAAGCGTGATGGCGCTGACGTTCTGGACGACGCCGTTGGTCGTGCCCGGTGTGGTCTGGTCGATGCCGACCACACCAAGAATGGCAGCGCCGGCCCGCAGGATAGCCGAGACCAGAAGGTTTCGGTCGTCGTCTGTGATTGGTCCTTGCCCTGCTGACATGGCTACCTCCAGCCGGAACGTTCACGGTCCGTTTGACGCAATAGTGCAGCCTGCGTCACCCGCCGAGCTTCACGGTCCAGATCCCGCCGGTCTTGGCGAAGCTCGGCCCGCTGCCCGCCTCGGCCTCGGCGATGTGGACCGCCATCGCGAGCGCGATCGCGCCGTCGATCTTCTCCTCACGGCCGGCCTTGCCGATGCGCCAGCCCATGGGCTCGCGTGGCATCTCAATCGCGTTCAGCATGTGCTCCTTGAGCAGCGCGCTGTGCCCAGCACGGATGCGGCCGCTGCGCACGAGCTCGCGCAGCGTCGCCGAGGCCGGACACATGTGGGTGTTGGTCTGGCCGAACTCCTCGACGGGGATGCGGTGGTGTTTCTCGAGGCGCTGCATCAGCAGCAGGAGACGGTTGGGGTCGCAGGCCAGGCGCTTGACCTTGCGCGTGCGGCACAGGCCGGCGATAAACTCCTCGATCTCGTCGAGCGGGTAGTAGCCGGTGTCGGGCGGTGGGTCGGAGAAGATGTAGGGCTCGATGTGGTGCGTACCCTGCTGGTCGCGGCGGTCGACGATGATGGCGAAGCAGTCGGCCTTGTTGGCGCCGTCGATCGTGATCACACAGGGCTCATCCTCGGCGATCTCGGGCGGCTTCTGGCAGTTGCGCCACTCGACCCAGCGGAAGGCCCGCGCCGAGTCGCTGGAGAGCGGGAAGCGGTTCAGGTGGTAGCGCTCGAAGTCGGCCGTGCTGAGGCGGTTGTACTCGTCTCGCAGGTAGCCCATGGTCACCCACGGAGCGAGCTTCGTGCGCTTCCAGACCTTGGGGTCGTGCACGTCGTCGTCATCTGAGGCGCCCGGCCAGGATAGATAGCCGTGGGGGTCCTTGCGAATCCTGGTGATCCAGTCCCAGAGCGGTCCCATGCGCGTCGGGCCCGGCGTCGTGATGCCGATCGTGAGCGGCTCCTCGCGGCCGCCCATGCCGGACCGCAGCGCGTCGACGACCTTCATGTTGCGATAGGTGTGGGGCTCGTCACAGACGGCGATGCGCGGGTGAATCGCCTGTGCCGAGGCGACGCGGTTGGGGATCACGTAGAACTTGGCGCCGATCTCCGGGATCTCGATCACGCTCTTGTAGGTCTTGCCGCCGACCAGTTCCTTGAGGAGCGGGTTCTGGTCGATCATGCCGCGGGCGAAGTTGAGCAGGCGCCGGGCCTGGTCCTCGTCTTCTGCCATAGCGACGATCTCCTGGCCGACGACGGGCTCCATGAAGAAGAAGTACAGGCACAGGCCGGCCACAGTGGTCGTCTTGGCGCTCTTGCGAGGCCAGACGACCAGGGCCTCGGTGAACTTGCGCCGGCCGTAGGCGTTGAGGGTGCCAAAGACGGGACGCACGAGGCCGTCCATAGCGTAGTCCGGCAGGATGAAGGGCTCGCCGGCCCAGCGGTCGTCGACGAGCTTGAGCTGCGTGCGAAAGAAGGCGTCGACCAGCATGACGTTGAGGTCGGCCGGGGTCACGGCGTCGCCGACCACCTCGATGATCGTGTCACGCAGGTCGGAGGCTCTCACTTCTTGCCGTCGGTGATCTGGGCGACGATCGCCTCGGCGATACCGGAGTGCAGATCCTTCATAAGGCTCGCACCAGCCAGTTGTAGAAGGCCGGCGCGCAGACGGGACGTAAAAGTCAGAGCGTACTGGTCAGCGATCTTCAGATAAAGTTGGGCCTCGTCGCGGGCCTGCTTCAGCATCGGGTTGACCTTCGGTCCGAAGGCAGTATCGACGACTAGGCCGTGCTCTTCGATATGCTGCTGGGCCTGCTGGTGACGGTAGACCGACCAGGCCAGCATGCGCAGGGCTTCGAGATCGGTGTCAGTGAGGCGTCCGGCGAGCTCGGCGACGGCGCGCTGGAACATCTCGCGGGGCAAACCAGCGGGCAGACCGGCCGCCATGGCGTCGACGTGCGTGATCTCGACGACCTGCGGGACCACCTTCGTCTTGCGTTTGCCGACCTGGGGCTGGTTGCCCGTGCCGCGCTTGGCCCGGCGCGGGTCCGGCTTGCGACCGCGGGTCATTGTCCGAGCCCCTTGAAATAGCGTGACAGGGCGGCGTCCAGGGCGTCGGCCATGCCAGCGCAACGCCAGGCAAACTGCCGACGGGACTGAGAAGCGAGGCGTCGGCAGGTGACAGTCAGCAGGAGCAACTCACGGAGCACCGCGAAGACCTGGTCGTCCGTAGAAGAACTCTGGCCGACGAGGAACGCCTCGACGGGCTCATGAGGGGCGAGCGCTAGGTCTGTGAGGTCCGGAGGGATGGCAAAGGTCGAGCGCCGGGCACGGCCAGCAGCGTCGCGGTGAGCATTGCAACAGAAGCGCCGGCGACGCCCGGTTGAACACCGTGGCGGCAGTGGTTCGCCGCAGTATTCGCAGAGGGAGACGTCGAGATGGAAGGCCATGTCGACAGCGTAGATTCAACGTCACCGCTCATCCTTTGACGCCAAACCGCCCGAACCCCGAATCGCCATTTTCGGGCGCGAAAGAGGAACACGAGCAGCACGGAGGGCGCCTGCCGGGTTTCGTGATCATGACCACCCCACCCTCCGCGCCCCTTCGATGTATGATGACCCCCATGGACCACCGGGGGACTGGTCACCTTGAAGAACTAACTCGCCGCGACACATGGCGCCTGGTCGCCAACCTGCCTCCCGTCACCATCGCCGGCCGCCGTCGCTACCCACGCACCATCAAGACGATCGAGGCGCACGGCGTCAAGGCAGCGCGTGAAGCGCTGGCAGATTGGCTCGCCGAACTCGAGGCGCATGACTACACCGACCCATCTCGTCTCATCCGCTCCAGGTGGAGGCCCGCGGTGAGCAGGATCGGTCGCACGCCAGTGGCCTCACGCCAAAGTTCGCTGATGAACTCTGCCTCCTCCAGAGCGAGGGCCTCCGGATATTCGATCACGTACTGCTCTCCGGGCCTGATTACGATGGCGCGCTGCATCGCCGCGATGTGCTCGCGGAGAAGGCGGTTCTCGGTCCGAAGGCTGGCCATCATGTCGCCTTCGCATCGGCCACGGTTTGGTCGATCATCATCGCGCCGAAGAACCCGACGATGCCCCCGAGTTCGCGGTACCGCTCAATCAGCCTCTCGCACCTGGCGAGTTCACCAGGGAAGGCCTCGCCGACCGTCTCGCCCATCTTACCTCCCATCAGTTCGCCGTCTGCGGTATCGCACCAGCCGGCGCCACGACGAGCCTTGACCGCGACGCCTCGAGGCGCTCCTGGTCTTCGAGGCCCTTGAAACAGGCGTTGCAGGCCGGCCTGGTCAGTTGGATCATCGCAAACTGGCCGGGCGCCGACATGATCAGGCGAGCCTGGTTCACGGTCTTGAACGGCACGGCCTGCACGGTGCCATCCTCAAGGACTTTGGTCGTGACAATCGGGTGGTAACACAGGCAGCAGTGACAGTGATCGTCGATCATCGCATCTCCTCAGAAAGATTAGGACGGGCGAACTCACCGAAGTGCACCAAGGCAGCACGGTCGTATGCCCGCGCTGCCTCTTCTTCGCTTGTGAAGCGGCCGAGTTGTACTTGGCTTCCGCCGACAGTGATGTAGGCGCGCCAGGGGCGCGACCTATTGTGCGTGCCATCGCAGACTCCCTTGAATCTCGACTTGCCTACTGGCCTCGTTGCATTCTGACCGTTCTGCGAACGCGTCGAGAGACGAAGGTTGGTGCGTCGGTTGTCGAGTGAGTCGCGGCTCGCGTGATCGACGAGTTCCCCGGGAACGAGACGGCGCCCCAGCATCCTCTCCATGATCTCGCGGTGCATGAACGCGCAGTGCCCCCCGCGCCGCGCATACCAGACATCGCCGCACTTCGAGGCGTGCCATCTGTGCCGTCGCAGGTCATCATAGTCGGCGTCGTCGACGGCCGCCGTCTTCCCCTGGGTGAGAGTGATCCGCTTCACAGTAGTGGAATCTGTGCCGCGCAGGCAGCTCGCTCTGCTTCCTCACGCGGCCGTCGACGAAACCATTTCTTCTGCCACGGGCGAACCAGCAGATATCCCTGCCGCCATTCCCATCCTCGGACCTGCCACTTGCGGCGCCGCAGCCGGTTGACCGTCTGGTGGATCTCGAAAGTCGTGGCCACGATGCTGACATCGGCCAGCAGATCGTCAAGATAGGCACGTGGATCAGCGAGGGCAGCCTGCAGGTATACCCTGCGGTTAGGACAAACCCCGCGGCTCAACATCAGCAAGCCACCGACCACCAGGGCCATGGTCTCGGGGTCGACGCGGGGCGCAGGAGGCGATTCTGGCGCGCTCCGGGAGCAGGGCGAGCAGAGAGCCGCGCCGACGTGATCGCGCGCTAGGACGGCGCCACAGCGGGCACAGACGGGCGGCTGCGCGTTCACGCCGTCGCTCACCGTCGCTTCCCTTCGACGTAGTCGACGAGCGAGTGCGGCAGCAGCAACCGTTCGCGTGGATGGCGCCGGCAGAATCCGATCACGTCGGCCAGATCCTGCCCGCTCGTGATGCGCGCCGTGTCGACGCCCTGCTCCAATTTCCACTTCGCCAGCAGGTACTGCGCCTCTGAGACGTCGGCGCGGAACTTGCCCTCAATGGGGACGTACCAGCCGGCGACCGAGAGGCAGAGGTCGACGAACCCGATCGTCGTGCCGCTGCCTTTGGCGCGTCTCTGCCCAATCTCTTCCAACACGACGCCCGCAATCTTCGCAACTTCCCGGCACTCTTGTATGACCTCTCTCTCAAGACCGAGAGAAGTCACAGGAGTCGCCCGGCCCAGTCCATGGGACTTGCGCCTCGCTTGCGATGGTTGCACGAACGACACGAGGCAACTAAGTTCTCGGGACCATTCGAGCCGCCTTTGCAGAGCGGCGTAACGTGGTCTGCCTGCCAGTCTGGGGCCAGTTTGTCGCCACACCAATAGCAACGTCCGCGCTGGCGATCGTACTGCGCCGCCACGTCGGCGGCGGTGTGGTGTCCAGAGGCGTTGCGATGTCTCGCCTTGCGAGCCTGAGAGTGAGCCTTGCACTCTTCGGGATGGGCGGCGCGGTAGGCGCGGTCATACTCTCGCTTGTGTTCCTGGTTCTCCGCCCTCCATCGCTCGCAAGCGATAGCCTGCTCTTCTCGGTGGGCCTCCCGATAGATGAGCTTCTTTGCGGCGATTTCTTCGCGGTGGGTTGCGGCATACACGCGGTTGTAGGCGGAGATTTCGGCGCGGTGGCTGGCCTGATAGGCGGGGCTATTACTCATGGCCGGCAGTGGTATCATCGGTGGGCATCGGACTGACCTCCGGTGTCAGCCCCCGGCCGTTCACGCGGTGCGGGGGCACTTTGCGTACTCCCATTATAGCATCCGGCGGGGACGTCACCACGCCGTGCTCGTCTTCGATGGCGTTCGCGCGGCGGAACTCGGCGGTGGTCATGCGAGCGGTCATCGGCGACCGCGGTGCACATTGGCCATGCGCTGCCGGATGAGTCCCGGCGAGACCGGCGGCCGGCGCGCCTCTGGCGGAACGACCGCCTCGAGGCGGTCGGTAGCGCTACGAACGTGCTCGTCGCGCAGTTCGATCTCGTCGTCTTCGACCTTCTCCTGGCAGGCGTCCCGCATCAGGTCTTGGTAGACCTCGAACTCGTTGGCGGCGAGCTGCGTATCGGCCAGCCGTCGTGTGTGCTGGTCGTCGACGTTCACGTCTCCCCTTCTGTGCGACGCTCCAGGATGCTCAGCGCGAGCAGGCTGATGTTGACGGCATCGCGCAGGTGCTTGATGCGGTCCGCATCGAAATTGCCGAAGTGTGACTCGTAGACCACGTTGCGGGCCTGCCGCAGGTTCTTCATGGCGCGGTTGATGAACGGCTCGACGTCGTCCCCGCCGCAGTCTGTCATCGGCCGCCAGCCGTCCTTGTCGTCGAACTCGGCGGCGCGGTCCTTGCAGCCCACTAGGGCGGCGTCCAGTTCTGCGTTGATGCTAGGCATGTGTCTCCCCCTTCGCCCCGTGCGCCCCAAAGCGCAGCAGCTCGTCGACCTCGCTGGAGTCGCGGTCACGTGGCTCGCCGCCAGTGACCTTGTGTTCGGCTGCGAACTTCCAGCCCTGCGCCTCATGAGCGATCGCGAGGATACGCAGGAAGGCGCACAGCGGGCAGCTCTCCTGCGGGTCGCCTGGCAGGTGCATGGGCAGACGTTGCGCGACGATTGTCGCGTCTTGGTCGATGGTGTGCTTGTCAGTCATCGGTCCCTCCTCTGTCTTTCGGTGTAGCTCACGACACCGCGGCACCCCCGCCGCGAGGTCGAGATTCGAAGCGAGTCGCAGGCAAAGGTCATGAGTACCGGTCCGCCAGCCGGCAGAGTTCATCGACGATGATCGCGGCGGTGTAGCGGACAGCGTCTCCGCGACGCGCGCAGTCCTCATTTGCCACACGCTTCAGCGGTAGCCACTGCTCCCGCGGTGTCTTCTCGTTGTACTCGTACTCCTTGTCGTAGTCCTTGGTGTAGCCCCCGCCGGGACCGCCGTAGACCTTCTGCGCCGCGTGGTCTCTACCGTCGACTTCAATCAGGTAGCCGGCACGACAGCCCCCTTGCTTCGTCCCAAACATGTCGACGCGAAGGTCGAAGTACCAAGTGAAGCCGCGGTGGTCTTCGAACGGCCACTGCTCTTCGATGAGAAAGCTGCGGCCGGATTGCTCGAGTTGACGCTGGATTTCGTCAGCCAGGAACCATTCGTAGCGCGAGCAGCGCTGCATCTTAGTGGCGCACGTCGGACAGTATTTCTCGGTCGCAGGCGCCTCGATGCGGCCACATTCTGGGCAGGACCAGGCGACGTTGATGTTGGTCATTTCGATCCCCTCCTCGCGCGCGCGTACTCCGCACCTGTTTTGTTCGGTACTCTTCGCAGCCCCTGTACTCTTCGCACCAACAACACTGAAGAAGACAGAAGAAGACCGAAGAGAGCATGATTGTGTTGTACATGTGCGCGCGCGCGCGAGGAGCGCACCTGTATTCTTCGCTGTCCCCTTCGCGTCGCCATGTCAGAAAGCATCGATTTCCTCCGTCGGCAGCTTCCACTCCCAGCCACCCCGGAAAGTGCCTTTGCGATCCATAACTTCGAGATGGCGCTTGGCACGCTTCAGGGTCCAAGGCTTGATATCGCGCCCGGCGGCGTCGTCTTCGATCTCTCGGGCGCGGTGCCACTCGCCGTCCGACAGGGCGATGGACAGGAACTCGCTGGCGGCAGCCTGGTCGGCCGACTCGCCGTGGCGCGGCTTCAGCACTTCGTCGGCGTCAAGGGTCACCGGATCGCCGTCCCAGACGATGCCGCTGTCGCAGGTCAGTGGACTCGACGAGCCGATGTGAAAACCCAGCCCGTCCGGCATGGCGCCGAGGTTCATCTTGGCCGGCAGCAGGAGACGACGTTTGGCCTCTTTGTGGTCCGGGTCCTCGGCAACCAGCATGACCGACCGCGGCGCGTCACCGAATGCCCCCGACCCGCTCATGCGTTGCACCGCCTTGACGTCGCCGGTGCCGTTCTTGTTGGGGTGCATGATGCACAGGATGGCGGCGCCGACCTGCTTCGCTGTGTCGTCGACCATCGCCAGCGCGCCGCGGATCTCGGTGACGACGTGGGAGTCAACGCCGCTCAGGTACGCCGTGATGGGGTCGATGATGCCCAGCACGGCGTCGACCGACAGCATGTTGCGTTGCAGAACTTCGAGGTCGACCACCAGGCTGAATGTGCGACGGCCCTTGTCGTCGAACTGCGCGACGCTGGGGAACAAGAAGACCTTGCTGCAATCGGCGCCGGCGTACACAAGCCTTGGCTTCAGGACCGTCTCGGCGTCGTCTTCGGCCGACAGGATGACGCAGTTTCCGGCCGGTGCGCGGCCGCCATCAGGCCACGCAGAGCCGTTTGAGACGCGGCTGACGATGTCGGTGTAGACCTGACTCTTGCCGAGCCCCGTCATGCCGAACAGGATCGACGGCATGCCGCACGGGATGCGCCGCGGCCACAACCACCGCACCGGCTTTGCCTCGATGGTGTCGAAGCACTGTAGAAGTGACTGTGGCGCTTCTTGTTCTGCGCCGACGAGCTCGGCCAGCGTCTTGCCGGCCGCCAGATGGTCCGCCGCATCCTTGCCGACGGCCGCCTTGACGATCGACACCGACGCCGCTGTGCCCTTCAGCGAGTCCGCTACCTGGGCGGCGTGCTTACGTCCCGGATCGTCATTGTCGGCGACCACGATGACTTGGGCGCCCTTCAGCGCAGCCGAGTACTCGTCGCGCCACTTGCCGGCGCCGCCTGAGTTGCAGGTCGCCACCGCGCCCGCCTGCTCGACAGCCGCGACGTCCTTCTCGCCCTCGACGACGTA